CATTTTCCTGACCTGGAATAGTGTTACTAATATGCTGAAGAGGCTTGCAACCTGACTTGCTCCATGTCATAATTGCTAAATCACAGGCTTCATCGATAGGAATGCCAGCATCATTGAATACGTGATGATGGGAGTCCCAGCATACTGGGATACCTGTTTGGTCATAGATATTGATAAGATCCATGAGGTTATATGATGTTTCATCATTTTCCAGAGTTAGTCTAGATTTGATATGATGGGGCAATGAATTGATTACGGAGATAAGTTTAGCTGATCTATCTGCTTTACCGCCATGGATATTGATTGCATTTTCTGGGGACTGTGGTAGATTCATTTGATCGAAGGTCCAAGCATGATAATCTAGTTCCATGATAGCGTTACTGACTACAGCATCACTGTCACTGGATAGGACTGTAAATTGTCCTGGGTGTGTTGTGACCCTGATATTATTAATTTTGAATAGATTGCCGCAATGATTTAGCCTAGAGATTAGGAGATCATCTTGTTTGGCGATATGGTTATTGAATTCCCATAGTGAGAAGATATTGCTTGACAGCCGGAAGCAATGGATATTATTTGCTACGAGCTTAGGGATAAGCTTAATGATTTCCTCTACGTTATTACGGTAGACGTTTTGGATATAGGTGGTATTATATGCACCTGATTTGAATCGGCCTAGTTGCATAGATTGTTCATTGATACTGTTTTCGAATACAGTGGAGCCATCACGTTTTGTACGGGGCTCAAGATATTGGCAACAAAGACCTAGCATAATGGTTACAATCTTTCTGAGTTAGAGGTTATTACAGAGATCCAGTATATCATAGATTGATTGATGGATCAAGAGATAAGAAATGATAATATTGTTGTCATCTACCCCTAGAGAAATGACATCATTATTTTATCAATTGGCCTTGGCGCATGTTTAAACGGCAATTTATAAATTTATTGGTGATATGGTTAGTAGGTTTGAGAAGTGTTAGAAATGATTAAAAATGATTAATTGATGATTTGGAGGTATAGAGTGGCAATTGGAATAAATTGATATAAAATATTGTTGTCTCTACCCCTAGAGAAAAGTACAATATTTTATATCAATTATTGATTTATGGGGTTAAAGTGGTATTATGGGTGAGTGATTGAATTGGGTTGGTGTCATTTCTCTAGGGGTAGATGACAACGATATTATCCTTCACAGGCTAGGCATTCATTTTCTTCACGTTTATATGCTCTGGAGCCTGAGTCACCTTTTAGGACGCTACCTGCCCTACAATAGTAAAGTGTTTTAAGTCCATCATGGTAAGCCATCATATGGACTTTATGGATATAAGTTGGGTCTGCATTTGAAGGGAAGAACAGGTTAATGCTTTGAGCTTGGTCGATATATTTTTGTCTTTGTGCGGCAAGCTTAACGATAACGAATTGGTTAATTTCTCTTGCGGTGAGGAATGTAGCTTTTTCATCACTGGATAAGAAATCCAGGTGTTGCACACTGCCTTCATTTGAAACGATAGAGTTCCAAGTTTGTTCATTGTTTTTATTTTTGCTTTCCAGCAAAGCTTCTAGTATATTATTACGGTGGATGAAAGTACCTTTTGCGGTTTTTCTTGCGAAGGCATTTGCTGTCCATGGTTCGATGGATGGGCTAACATTTCCACTGATGATTGCATTTGTTACTGTTGGGGCTAGAGCTATTCTATGGGTATTACGGATACCGAACCCTTTACACCATTCTGGTTCACCATATTCTTTGGCTAGTTGTTGGGTGGCGATTTTAGATTCTGAATCTATTAGTTTAAAGATTTGGTTATTGAGTCGATAGGTTTCGAAGCTATCGTATGGTAAACCTTTTTGTTGGAGCAGAGTATGGAATCCGAATACACCGAGACCTAGAGCTCTAGATTTTTCTGCGAATCTGACAGATTTTTCGAATCCTGGGATATTTCTAGCTTTTACGATAAATTCTTCCATTACTCCATCTAGGAACCAAGTTGCTAATTGGATTGCATTTGTATCTTTCCATTCGTCCCATCGTGCTAGGTTTAGTGATGATAGGCAGCAAACGAAGCTATGATCTTTATCTGTTGCGAGAGTAATTTCGGTACAGATATTGCTACCGAGAACGGATAGTTGTTTATCGTTATAGCATTCTGGATTATCACGATTTACTGTATCGGAGAAGAACAGGTAAGGTTCACCGGTTTCGAATCTAGTTTTTAGTATTTCTTTCCAGAGGTAGCGAGCTTTTTCGTCTCCTGCTTTTATTTTATTCATAAATTCATCTGATACACAGACGGCATGATGGATATTGAGGCATTGACGATTTGGGTCACCTTGAGGTTTTCTAATTTTAAGGAATTCTTCAATATCTGGATGTTCGATTGGGAGGTAGGAAGCTGTTGCGCCTCTACGTGTTCCACCTTGTGAGATACCGATTGTTGTGGAGTCTTGAATTTTCATAAATGGGACGACACCATCTGAATATCCATTACCTGCGATGATGCTACCTCTTCCACGGACATCATTATAGTGTTGTGCTACACCGCCTCCATATTTTGACATGGAAGCTAGTTCATGCATAGATGTCATGATACCATCTACTGAGTCTGGGATATAGCCAGCGAAGCAAGAGATTGGCAGTCCACGATTTGATCCCATGTTTGAGCATACTGGTGAAGCTGGTCCGAGCCAATTTTTCCAGAACAGTTCAAAGAATTGATTTTCTAGTTCTGGTTTATTGAGTCTTTGTGCGGAGGCTTTAGAGATTCTTTGATACATTCCTTTTGGGGTTTCATTTTCGAGGAGGTATCCGCCGCAGAGAGTTTTGTATCCTTCATCGGTTAAGAATTCTGGAGCTTGATTTTCTTGTTTTAGTTCTTGGAGTGATTTCATATTATTTCTCTTCATTAAAAATATTTTCAAAGGAGATTGATCCTTTTGAGTATTGTGTTTCTCTACCGGCGAAGAAGTCTTGTTGTGATACGCCTTGTGATAGTGTATCGAACCATGCCATTCTTTTTAGGGCATCTTGATCTATATTTTTCCAATTAGTTTTGCACATTACTTCGCCTAATTTTACATTTGCTCTATGTCTAATAAAGCATTTAAGATCTTTTGGATCGATACCTTCGATTGTTTTTCCATCGAATACTTTATCGATGAATGCGTCTTCGATTTCTATTGTAGCTCTTGCGGCATCATAGATTGATTTTTTAAGTTCGTCATCCCATACTTCTGGGTTTTCTTTAACAAATTCTCTAAACAGCCAAGTACCTGCTTCTGAGTGTAATGATTCATCTAATACGCTCCAGGAGATGATTTGTCCGACTCCTTTAAGTTTATTGAATCTGGAGAAGTTAAAAAGGATAGCGAATGACGAGAAGAGGCTGACACCTTCTGTGAAAGCGGAGAATACGGCTAAGCTTCTGGCCATTTCTTTTTTTTCTTTAGAATTTTCGATTGAAAGCAAACGGTCGATTTTAGCTTTTGCTGTTGGTTCTGTTAGGAATGCATCATAATCTTCGAGGCCCAGGGTATCATTTAGGTGAGCATATGCTACTGTATGGATTGTTTCGAATGCTCCGAAAGTTGTAGCCATCATGGCGACTTCTGGATGAGGGAACCATTTTGCGACTCTTCCTGTCCAGTAATCATTTACAACGAGTTCAGTTTGGATGAATCCTTTAAGCACCCCGGCCACGACAGCTTTTTCTGTTTCGGTAATGTTTAGTTTCCAATCTTGAACATCTGGCCCCATTTGTACTTCTGTTGGTAGCCAATGTGATTGTTGTTGTCGAAGCCAATAATCGTAAGCTTTTGGGTATTCGAATGGCTTATATGTGATTCTTCCATTTAGTAACATAATATTTTCCTATTTTGCTGACAAGCTGCTGAGTTGTAGATTTTCTTTACTTTTCTTGATTGCGGCTTTAAATCTACTTACGGTATCGTCTTGGATACGTTCTTTTTCGATATCGATATCATTTTTAATATCTTCTACTTCTGCATCACTTAGCACTCTAATTTTGCTACGAGCGGTATCGAGGTGCACTTTATATTGTAGTCCATCGATTCCGAAACGATTTTTTGCAATGAACATGGTTCCGAAGCCTGTAGCTTTTTGTGTACTCATTCTTTGGAGTCCGAGCACGAAATCTGCTTCTGCTGCTTGTCCATATGATTCTGCGAGGTTTGTAAGATCTACGATATCTGATTTAGCGCCTTCCTTATTTGATTGGAGAGCGGTCCATACTGGTACATCTAGTTCTTTGGCCATTTTACGAATTTCTTGAATAACGAATTGCATTTCTAGCCGTGGCAATTCATATTTCTCGGTTGACCGAATAATTCCAGCATAATCGATAATGACAAGATCTGGGCGAATACCTTTATATGTCATTTTATCGATATGTGATTTAATGTTATTGCATGTGATGCTTCGTGCTGGGAATTCTTTAATAATTAATCTTCCCATATGTTCACGATTTGCTTCGAAGTATTGTTTAATCAAGTCAGTTGCGTCAGAACAATCGGATGAATTGATTTCTGTCAAATGGCTATCATAACGGATACCTACATAGCGTTCATTAAGTTCCATGGTATAATGGAATACATTTTTTCCTTGCAGAAGTGCTTGAGCGCCGAAGTGTGTTAATAGGTGTGATTTACCTACACCTGATGGAGCACAGACGATACCGATTTCACCGGCACCAAGGCCACCACCCATGATTTTCTTTTCATCTAGTTCTGGAATACCAGTTTTGACGGCATGCCTGAAGGTTACAGAATATCGTGCATCGATATCGTTCATGTAATCGTGACCATTTGACGAAGCCATCCCAGCAGCGATAGCATTTTTCATGATATCGACAACAGTTTCATATTTGTCCGTGAGGATGATGTCTACAGATTCTGTCAATGCTTTTTTAAGCATTTGTTGGCGGCAGAAGGTAAAAGCTTTTTCTTTTACCCATGGGAGATCGTTACCATTTTCATTACGGATAACTTTTTGGAGGAAGTTATAACATTGTTCACGGAGAACGAGGTCTTGATTATTTGTTAATTCATCTTTAATGATTGTTATAAGGAGTTCCAGGGTAGGAAATTCTTTATAGGAATGATAGTAGTTGATATATTTGCTGGCAATCATTTTAAGATAGATTGGTTCCAAGCATTCATCTACGTTGAATACTTCGATGAATTGTGTACCCCATTGTTTATCTGTTAATAGAGCTTGGAGTAATTTTTCTTGAAATGATTTTCCAAGCGATGCAAATAATACTGGACTGTTACCTGTTGACATTTATAAATAGCTCCGTTTTTGAGTGAGTTGTTATGACTGAATGTATACTATCTGAAAACTTTTATAAACTAGTTGTTGGCACCTACCTGATCATTGTAAGTCTAACTATAGACATCTTTAGAAGTTGCGAATGATTATCGAAGTAACGATTTAGCATATAAAAACGTTTGATCGATATCATAAGTTAAAGGAATATCGGCCCCCACAAAGGTTTTAATGTAATCCATTTTATTGCAAATGGGTTTAAAAATTTCAATTCGGTAATCAACTTTAGAAATCTGCGTAGAGGCCAAGCAGGAGGTATCCAGGTACATTAATTTCCAATTTCTTTCGATGATATCCATGTGACTGACAATGTCACTAAAACATTTTGGTGATTTTTTATTTTCGCTTAATATTTTTGCGGCTTCATTTTTGATCCAAGACAAATCAAGGTCAATATCTTCTTTGTTAAAATCAGGGAATCTATTTATGACGGTTTTAAGTCCGATGCCTGGGACACCATCAAGATTGTCTGAAGTATCTCCTACTAAAGCACGAGCCAGAGTAAAATTTCTTGCTGATATACCAAAGTTATCTAAAACATATTTGGAATCTATTAATATTTTTTTTCCTGGATCAAATATCCTTACATTTTTATCTTCTAGCAATTGATAGAAATCTTTATCGCTGGATACGATTATTTTTGTTTGTTTATTGTTTTGGAATTTTCTTTTTACAAGATATGCGATAATATCATCACATTCTGTATCTTGGACATAGATTTGACAAACAGGGAGATGACCGAGAATTTTTGTTAAAATCTGTAATTGGAATAGTTTATTTTTTCCATCTGATGAAGCGATATATTTTCCATCATTGCGGTAAACATCTTGCAAGGCTTTGTTTGTTGCACGGTTTGCTTTATAATTTGGATAAATATGTTTTCTTCTTTGTGATGGTCCACCTTGTTCCCAAATGATATAAACAGATTCTGGTTTTAATTGATTGATATAAGATCCAAGTGCTTTAATAAATCCAACGACACCTCCTACTAGTTCACCACTAGATGTCACAGTTTCATTTACACAAAAGTGTCTCATAAAAACATTAAAAGAATCTATTACTAATATTGAATTATTAATCATACTAACTCCATTTCTTTTTTCTTCCAGTTTTTAGAATGGAATACAAGAAATCCTACATCACCACTTGGTATTAAAATTTTAGAATATAAATTTGTTCCATCAAGAGATACACTGTCTCCTTCACAAATTATAAATTCTCCAAGATGGATTCCAACAGGATCACCAATATTATATTTTATAAAGTAGCTACGATCCCAATCTCTCCAAAAATCTTCTTGGAGTATATTGTTTATTGATAGATTGCCATCTTGTAGTTCATGGCTTTTATATAAAGTATACGCTCCTGGCACATATGCCAAGGGATAAAATATAGTTTGGATGCAATCAAAATCAAACTCTGTTGGAGTTTCCCATCCATCCAGTTTAAATGTAGCTGATCGATTCCTAAAAGGTTTTATTTTAAATCCTTTTATTAAGGTTCCTGGTTTAATTCTGATAATATCTTTTAAGAACATTATCAAACGCCACTGGAACCAAAACCACCGGAACCACGATCTGTATCTGCTACGGAGTCAGTCTCCTCAAAAACAACTGACATTGATGGTGTATTGGCAATAATTTGCTGGATAACAAGTTGTGCAACACGTTCTCCTGGTTTCACTACATATGGTTCTTTTGCAAAATTAGCAAGGACTACGCCAATTTCTCCACGGTAATTTACATCAACTGTTCCGGTAACAGGAAATACAAGTTTCCTTGATAGTCCAGAACGTGATCTAATGTCAAGATAATATTGTGCTCCGTTGACACCATTAGTGGGGCAATCTGCTAATTGTAATCCTGTACGAACTACTGTGACTTCACCGGGAGGTAATACTGTTTCTTCTACCGCATAAATATCAAATCCTGCATCACCATATTGGTGTGCGGATTTAGGCAACAAAGCATTGGGATGTGTTTTAATAAATTTGATTGTTAATTGTTGAATGACTCGGCCTGTGTTTATAACTGATTGCATAATTTTCCTCTTCTATAGAAGAAGATAGCAACAAGTTTTGATAGAATCAAATGATTGAAAAAAAACAAATAAAAAAGGGAAGCATATTTCTATGCTTCCCTCCTTTCGACTATTCAGTCGATTGCCTGATTACTTGCGAGTACGTGGCTTAACAGCCTTTGCTGGGGTTGGTGCTGGTGCTGCCACTGGTGCAGCTGGGGCAGGAACCTGAGCAGGGTTTGTCGATGCTAGAACCCGCACAATTAGATCCTCAATGTGAGGATGCGTCATGAAGAGGTTCTTGCGATTAATGTTAATCGACTTCCAAGCACCCATCAATACTTCTGCTGGAGCGTCATGCATATACTTACCGTATTGTGCAGCTTCCTCAGATGTCATTTCATGGGTCTTGAGGAGGTGATCCATCTTGCCCATGATTTCGATAAACTTCTGATGACGCTTTGCCTCATCCTTTGGCAGACGCTTAAGGACTGATGACCAATCCTTGAGCACGTCTTCCGCAGAGATATCAGCGGCACGCTCCTTGTAGAAGTTCCAGTAGGCATTTGCAGCCTCGAAACCTACCATACTTGCTGCCATATGGCAGAAGAGTACATCGTTGCATTCCTTGTAAAGACCTGCATATTGCAGTTCTGAGTCAAGGTTTCCCCATGCACGACGATCTGGATACTTCTTGTTTGGCTCACAAGTATCCTTGAATTCAAGGTAGCGAGGGTTGCTACGAATAAATTCAGCAAGTGCAGGATGGCAGTTATCACCTGCCCAAGCAATCCAGTCTTCCAGAGTCGGATCAAGATCAACAACTGCATAGCGGCTAATTGCTGCTGGGTCCATTGGTGTAACATCGTACTGATCACCGATGTTAACTGCGACCATTACCCGTGTTTCTGCATGAAGCAGGTTTCCATCGAAAGCCTTGCTATCTGCAAGCTGGAAGGTGGCCTGCTCAACACCCTTGATTGCACGGTTAAGCTCGTCAAGGAAGAGCACTGATGGAAACTCGCAAGTTCCAAGAAGCCACTCTACCGCACGGAAAACTGTGCCACCACGATTGCCTTCAAAGGGAATACCAGTGATATCACCTTCGGTCATCTGAGAAAGACGCCGCTCGACAACAGGAACGCCCATGTCATAATGCCAGATGTTTCGGTCACAACCTTCATACTTGGGATCATGAGCATTCTTCTTCCAGAATGACTCAAGCATCTTACGAAATCCAGACTCCTTGGCAAAAGCTGAGCTTACACGCTCGCAGTTACCGTGCTCCTTATAGAAGTCTGAACGATATTCAGCAGCGATCTGATAAACAACCTGAGACTTGCCGATACCATGACGACCACGAAGCATGGTCGCACGATTTGGCGAGAAGCGAGTGAACAGGCGCTTTGTGGACTTGATATCGAGGCTAAGTGCTGCGAGAGACATATTGTTTTTCCTTTTTCTTTCTTTTGTTTTGGTTTCGTGTTTCTTGCTTACAAATCGAATCTATCAGATCACCGAGTCAGAGTCAACTCATTCTTTCTCCATCTTGTTTCACTTTGTTGTTCTTGTTGTTCTGCAAGTTCTACAAAGTGCTCCTTATACGTGCGCTTGTACATATCTGGATTACAATCACAACAGAGGAATTCCATTGGTTCGCCTCCGATATAGATCATTGATCCATTTTTTACTTTGTGGCAACAATCGCACTTATCTTTTTCTAATTTTGTTTGCTGTGGCATAGATTGAAAGACTATCATAACAAATTGGTGAAAGCAAGTCTTATCTTTTGAAAGATACCTTTTGACTTCTATGATGGGATCATGTACAGTGCATACATGAGCGAAAACAAAGACACGACAAACAAGGTTACAGAGCTAGACGTTCGGCATGAGCCAGACCCTGCGGTTGATCCTGCTGAATATCAATTTGGCGCTGATTTTATTGAACTTATGCAAGCTGAACCATTTCTTGGTGGTATGAGCATGTATATTCCAAAAATTGCTGACTGGAAGGTTGATACTGCTTATGTAATGTGTGATAAGAACGCAAACATCAAGATGGGTTTCAATCCTGATTTCATGCGTGGAATGTCGAAGAAGCAGCGTCAAGGTGTTATGATGCACGAGCTATTTCACGTAGCTTTCATGCATATTTCAGAACGTGCTGTTGCTGATCGCAAGCGTTCACGGCTTTGGAACGTTGCAACCGATCTTGCAATCAACAGTATTATTGGTGAAGAACGTCTGCCAGCTTTTTGTTTGATGCCGGGGCGTGCTCCCAAGACTGATGATGCAAAACTTGCTGAACTTATCAAGAGCTTTCCAAAGCTAGAGTCTTCGGATTGGTATATGGCACGTCTTGAGGAATATGCTAAGGAAAACTCTAAGACCAATGGTGATGGTGAATATGTCCTAGAGATTGGCAATAGCGAAGGTGAGACTCTTGATGGTCACGGTAATTGGGGTGAAGCTCCTGATGAGCTCCGTGACATTATGCGGGAGAAGGTTCGTGAATTGATTGAGAAGGGTGTAAAGAATGCCCAGCGTAATGCTTCATGGGGTTCTATTCCTTCGGAGATCTCATCGGAGATTGAGCGTCTTCTAAAGAATGAGCTTGATTGGAAGGCAATTCTTCGGATGTTTATTGGGCGAGCTCGTTCAATGGATCGTTATTCGACGGTAAAGCGTATTAACAAGCGTATGCCGTATCTGTTTCCGGGCGTAAAGCGTACAACGGTTGCCAATGTTTTGTGGGCAATTGATCAATCTGGTTCTGTTAGTAATGAGGATGTCCAGCGTGGTCTAGCGGAGGCATATGCTTGCAGCCGTGAATCACAGATTGATGTTGTTAATTTTGATACTGAAATTGATGAGTCTTCATTTTATTCAGTTAAGAACATGAACAATTTCAAGTGGAAGCGTACTCGTAACGGTGGCACTGATTTTGATTGTGTTCAGCGATACTTGAATAATCCCAAGCATCGTGGCAAATACTCCGCAGTAATCATCTTTACTGATGGTTACGCTCCCAAGATGGGTGCAATCGTTGGAACCAAGGTTCTATGGGTCATTACAGA